AGAGATGACATGTATTTAACTGCTCGATTAGCTCAGTATATCACTATGATACTTAATTTAAAATCTGGCGAGTCAAATAAGTATACCGTGGGGATGCTAGATGTTCATCTAGTGTCTTTACATATATTTGAACATGAAGTTAGATTGTTAAAATGAAAAGAGTAACCAGAGATACCTTATTTTTATCCATTGCAAAGTTATTTGCATTAAGGTCTACATGCTCAAGGTTATCAGTTGGGGCTGTTATAGTAAAAAATAAGAGGATAATATCTTCTGGCTATAATGGCCCACCCGCTGGAGAACCCCATTGTAATGACTGTACATGTAACCCAAAAGAACCCTGCAAAAGGGCTATTCATGCAGAAGCTAATGCAATCAAGTGGGCTATGGATAACAACATTGATTTAATTGGGGGTACTTTATATTGTACACATTTACCATGTACAAATTGTGCAACTAAGATAGTTAAAAGTGGTATATCCAAAGTTGTTTACAGTGAGGATTACAGGGATTCAAAGGGATTACTAATACTAAGAAAGAATAGAATAGAGATAATAAAAGGTAATGCAATACAGGATTATAAAGAATTGGAAGCAGTTAAAAAAAGTAGTGGGGTTTATAAAACAAACTCAAGTATTTTGTCATGACTTTGAAACAAGTTCATTAGAGTATTATAACCCAGATGAGTATCCCACTATACTGGGAATGAGTTTTCAACCAGGATTTGTATATATACTACCATTAGGCCATAAAGATTCACCATTTTTAAAGGATTACGTACAAGCACTAGAATACATTGGCTATCACCTTTGTGAAAATAAAAAGATTGTAAAGATAGGGTGGAATACCAAGTTTGAACAAAAGTGGTTCCTACGTTACGGTATAACTTATCAGGGTAGAGTTTTTGATGCCATGTTAGCTAAGTACTTACTAGACGAAGAGAAACCCTTTGGATTAAAAGAAAATGTAATACGCTTTGAACCACTACATGCAAACTATGAGGATGAAAATAATAACCAGTTAAAAAACATGGCTTGGAAAGATATTCCAATGGATATTCTATCCAAATACTGTGCTATGGACGTAGATATGACCCTAAAGCTAATGATAAGATTTGAAAATAAACTAATACAGAATGACTTTTACAAACTTTTCAGGTCAGAAAAGATGCCACTATCAACTGTATTAGCTAATGCAGAGTTTAATGGGATTCTTATCGATAAAGCTTTATGTAATGAGTTAGTATACAAATATCAGAAAATGATTGATGATAATACTAATGCCATGCTAAACCACCCCATCCTACGTAGATATGTCATAAAGCGTATAGAAGAGAGGAAATTAGAGTATATAAGTAAACTCCAAGCTGAAATTGAGGAATTAGAAAGTAAAGGAGCACCAGCTAGAGCTATAACCTCAAGAGAAGAAAAGGTATCACGTATTATAGCCAATAACCCAAAGATAAAAAATGAACATGCTTTATATGAGCCATTTAACTTTGATTCACCTAAGCAATTAGTAGAGTTATTATACACTTCTAGTAAAGGCTTTAAGTTTCCTATTATAGAATTTACTAAAAAAGATAAACGCCCCACTAGTACACCCAGTACGTCTGAGGATACCCTGCAAAAATTAGAAAAGAAGGTAAAAAAGAAACGTGACAAAGAGTTTTTATCAATGATACTTAAAAACCGAGAGCTTAGAAAACTACATTCAACCTACATAGTAGGTATAAGAGATATCCTAACACCAGAAAATCGCATTCATACTAGCTTTTTAATACACGGTACAGTAACGGGTAGATTAAGTAGCACAAAACCAAATGTACAAAATGTACCAAGAGTATTAACTAACCCCGATGTTAAAAGAATGTTTATACCCCCACCAGGTAAACTCATAGTAGAATTAGATTATGGTCAAGCAGAATTAAGAGTATTAGCAGAAATCACAAAAGACCCTGTAATGATTGATATCTTTAAACAAGGATACAACATACACGTAGCAACTGCTTGTAAAATGTTCAATGGAGATTACGATAAAGTAAAAGCAATAATCAAAGACCCACACCATCCCGATAATGAAATATGGGAACGGAGGAAAAAGATAGGAAAGTCTATGAACTTTTCAATTATATACCTTCAAGGAGATAGGGCTACAGCAGAAGGCCTTGGGTGTTCAATAGAAGATGCAAAGAAGTTTAAAAAAGAATGGTTTGCTAGTTTTCCAAAGGTAAAACCTTGGCTAGAAAAACAATTTAAGAAAGCCTACCATGATGGATACGTAAAAACATTACTGGGACAAAAGAGAAGATTACCTAATATCTATTCACCCGTAGAAGGACTAAAGTTTGAAGCATTACGTCAAAGTGTAAATGCCCCCATACAAGGGGTATCAGGACAATATACTAATATTAGCAATATCGTTATAAGGGAGTATCAGTTACAAGGTAAGTTACCTAAGGATATGCAATTAGCATGGACTGTACATGATAGTATTGGCCTATATGTAAACCCAGAGGATATTCACCATGTAGTAAATACAATTACACATATAATGGAAAACCCAGAAACACTTCACTATTTTGGATATGAAATGAAGATGGTAAAGATGAAAGCTTCTGCTGAAGTAGGGAGAACTTGGGCTAGTCTAGAGGACTATGATAAAACCAAAGATTATACTAAACTATTGTAATAAGCGTAAACTATTCATAAATATAATTAAAAATAAGCATTATGGCACGTAAAAAAGTAGCTGAAATCCTGTCAGTAGATACAGGGGAACAAAAGCAATTCCGGTTTGTATTAAAATCCGGTAATGGTGAAATAATAGCCCAGTCATGGGGTGAATCCTACACCAGTAAGGCAATGTTAAGAAAAACTCTAAGAAGACATTTTGCAGAGTTCACAGTAGTTGATAACACTAAAGATGGGGGTAACGATGAATAATATGAAAGTTGCTTTTGCTGGTTCTTCCGGTAGTGGTAAAACCACACTAGTAAAATTTGTACAACAAGAACTTGGGTTAGAGTGGATATCAGGTTCTGCTGGAGATTTATATACCCCAGAGGATGTAAGCTATCTACAAGATATGTTAAAACACCCAGGTGGGGGTCATCATGGAGTAATTGCTTATTCAGCACTAAACTCTACCTTTGCAATACAAAACCAGCAATTGTTATTACTAAGAAGAACAGAGTTATTTACTAAGTACAATAACTTTGTAACTGATAGATCCCCTGCTGATAACCTAACATATTTTGTATCACAGTGTGGATACCACCCAGAAGTAACTGACCAAATAGCCTCAGATTTTATTGATAATTGCAAAAAGGCCTGGGGATTACTAACACATGTAGTATACATTAAAGCTGTACAACCAAACGCAGTAGAAAATAATGGTTCAAGGATATCTAACAAGTATTATCAAAAGGCTATAGATGCCCAATTTGAAATGTGGATAGATACCATATTCAAATATGTACCTGGGCCTCGTATTTTGTGCTTAGATTACTGGGACCTGAATAAAAGAAAAGAAGCTGTATTAGCATTCTTAAAACAAAGTGGGATATGAGTAAGTTAATCAAGTATGCAAAAAATTCTACTTTAATGGATATATCCATTAAGATAGGAGATGAGTCATTTAAGTTTAATCTATACAAGGAGTTAAAGCTCCCAGAGATAACAAATGACAAAGACACAATTGAAACTTTTCAATCTCAACCACAAATATATGGGTTTTTGGCTATGATAAAAAACAAGTTAGAAGCATTAAAAGCAAAGCTATCACTTGAAAAAGATAAGGTTTATGCTAAAGCATTAATGACTTGGAAAGGCCAAACAAATCCTTCTACAGGTAGACCATATAATGATAAATACTGTAAGGCAAAAGCTGAAACAGATAAGTCATATATTACTTTGATGGGAGAACTATTTACAGTTGAATATAATCTCGGAGTAATATTATCATGTCTAAGAGCCTTTGAGGCAAGGAAAGACTTAATGCAAACACTATCCGCTAATATGCGAATTGAAAGGAGCAAATTTTAAAACAAATATACAATGATTTCGAAAAAGTTAAAAAAGCGAATGGCTGAGAAAAAGCAAGCCATTAAAACCGGAATGGGGAACAGCAGTTTTTATTACTTGAATGCTGGGGTAACTAGAATACGTCCAGTACCAATCCCCGAAGATGATGATCCACTACCAGAAGTAATTACATTCTTCTTAGGTAAAGAGCTGGGAACTATCATATCTCCAAAAACCTTTGGGGAACGATGCCCAATCATGGAAAAATATGAGGAGCTATCCAAATCCGAAAAATCAAGTGAAATTGCCGAAAAGTTTAAACCAAAGAAACGTTTTGCAATGGTAGCTTTAAAATACGAAGATGAGAAAGGTAAAGTACTAATGCAGGGGGGACCTCGTATAGTAATATTACCTGTAACAGTAGGTTCTCAGCTAATTGATTTCTTTACGGAGGATGAGGATGGTTATGGGGATTTCACTGATGCTCATTCTGGCTATGCTCTAAAAATCAAAAAAGAGGGCTCTGGTATCTCCACTGAATACTCAGTACTAGCAACACCCCCAACTCCTTGTCCAAAACCTTATAACCGTGAACGTTACGTTCCAACGGATGAGATTAGAAAGGTAATACTACCTTATGATGAGCTTAAGGTTAAATTGGATAGCTTCTTAGCTGGAAATTTACCCAGCATGGAATCATCAACAGAGGTTAAGAAAAAGAAAAAGAAAAACCGGGATATCTAAGAGAGATGGCAAAGAAAAAGACTACAAAAGTCCTATCTCTCAAAGATATAGATAAAAAGTATGGTACGGTAACTAAAGCCAGTACCATGCTTTTAGAATATGATAGGACACTACGTATACCCTCAAGATGCCCTTGGTTAAATTGGCAAATAGGTGGGGGATTACCATACGGAAAAATAATCGAACTATTCGGATACGAATCAACTGGTAAAAGTTTACTAGCAAAAGACTTTAGTATCACTACTCAATTATTAGGGGGTGTGGTATTATGGGTTGATGCTGAACATGCACTAGACTTACAGTGGGCTAAACAAGTTGGGATAGATTTAGAGAAGTTATATATCTATGAAGAGAGTAATTCAGTAGAAAAGATCTCTGACTGGATAAGGGACATTTCTATATCAATGAGAGCCCAGTTAACAAATAACCAACCTATATTGGTGGTAGTGGACTCACTAGCTGCATTGGATACAGAAATAAATATTGGCTCCGATCAACTAGACAAGAAAGC